GCTCACCGCCGCCGATCCTGTCTTTGGGTGGGCCGTCTCCAGCGCGCCGGCTCAGGAGTCCATCGGCGTCGGCACTACTCCGGTTGCGGACGGCACCCAGGCAATCAAGTTCAGAACCGTGGCCACAAAGACCATTGCCGCGAACACAACCGTCACAGGCGCGCTCACGTGCGATCAGGCGGTGTCATGTACCCCCGGTGAGGTCTACGTCTTCACAGCGGCTTTGGATGCGATCCAAGGCACACTGGCGGCGGGCGTGCTTGGCGCGCAAGTGAGCGTGTCTTACTTGAATGCCGCCGGCGGCGCGCTGTCAACGGTCAACGGCACGGCGGCAACCATCGGCGTCGGCTGGCAGACGTACGGCTATCAGTTCACCGTGCCAGCCAGTGCGGCCAGCTTCAAAGTGAGTCTCCTCGCCACGCTTGCCAACTCCACCGCCTCGGCCATCACGCTTGACGGCTCCGCCTCAGTCTCATGGGACACGGTGGGCTGTAGCTTGCTCACCCCGCTCACGCCCTACGGCCGCATGGTTGGATCGCAGCCGCTGGGCTGCCTTGTGCGCTTCTCATCGCTGCCTGAAATTGCCGACATCGGCTGGGGCAACGGCGTAAAAGTGTACGGAGCCAAACTCGAATTGACGGAGGTATAACCGTGCCCACCGCCGTCTCTCCCATGGCCGTTCTCTCTCTTGCTGCCCAGCGCGATAAGTTCGTGCTGGCTTCCGGAGATGCTTGGCTCTTGCTGCTCGACATCATTTGGAACGGGCAACACATGCGCTTTGCGCGCAACGTTGACCCGATCCAGTTCGATGCCGGAGACGGCAACGGCGTGCAGACTTATCAGCCCTTCAACTTTGAATTCTCCGCTGAGCAGCCAGGCTCTGGACAACTCCCCACGATGGTGTTGAAGGCGTCCAATACCATGCGCATCCTGCAAGGCGTCATTGAGCAGTACGGCGGCATTGCCGGGGCCATTGCGAACGTATACGTGTACAACACAGCGCACCCGGCCGGTGAGCCTGATCTGGCCGTCTCCACAACCGTGATGAAGTCTGTATGCACGGCGGAGCTGGTCACGTTCTCTCTCTCCGCTCCCTCGCCATTGCGCCAACTCTTTCCCAAGTTCCTTTACCGCGCCAATTTCTGCATGTACGTCTCGCACTACAAGAGCATCTGGTGTGGATACACCGGGCCGCTCACTAACTGCGATGGCACGTACAACGGCGCGAACGGTTGCCAGGTGCATAACAACGCCGGACGCTTCGGAGCATTCCCCGGCATCGGAACCAACGGCACAGTGCTGGCGGCGCAGAATTGAGGACGATCCCTTATTCGCTGTGGGCAGACTTGCTACCTAAGCCGTGGCGTGAGGACGCACGTGGGCCGGATGCCTATGATTGCGTCGGATTCTTTCTTGAGATTGAGCGCCGTCTCGGCTTCCCGGTGCCCGCGTACGCCAGCGAAGTAGACGCCGTGGCGCTTGCGGTTGCCGATTGGGAGTTAGTCACCGATCCTCAACCGGGAGATGCAATCCTGATTCGCTCACTCAATCCGCGCTGGCATATCGGCGTGGTCTGTGGAGATGGATACATGCTGCATTCACGTGAGGGCGCGGGGGTGGCAAAAGAGCGGTATAACTCGTTTCCATGGAAAGCTCGAATAGAGGGCTTCTATCGATGGAAACAGGACTCATCCCCGCTCTAAATCCGCAGATTGTCTCTATCGCCGAGGCCGCGCCCGCGCCGTACGTGTTGCCCGATCTACCGGCCACGCTGAGCCTCCGCCCCGTTCGCATCATTGAAAATCTGAATCCCTTCCACGTGGAAGAGCGCCGCGTGATCGAGATAGCTCCGCTCGACAATGAGAGCGCCGCCGCGCTTGTGACCCGCGCCGAAATCCATCTGGACGATTACAAATGCAGCCGCAACGGTTCACTGATTCCGGATGAGGAGTTATGGTCAACAGCCGTCGAACCGGGAGACGAGTTAGTGCTTTTCCCGCGCGCCGCCGGCGGCCGGGTGTGGGAAATGATTTCCATGGTGGCCCTGTTGACGCTCGTCGCGTGCTTCACCGGCGTCGGCGTGGGCTTTGCCGGCTTCGCGGCCATGATGGGCATGTCGGGCACCGCCGCCGGATTGATCGGAGCCGCCGCTCTCATGGGCGGAAGTATGCTCATCTCCTGGGCCTTCTCACCGGGACAGCCCAGCTCTCCATCGTGGTCCTCAACCTACGATCCCACCGGCCCTAAGGGCCTAGCACAGCCCGGCGTGCCCGTTCCCAAGGCGTACGGCACCATGGGCTGGTGCGGAAACGTCATTTCGTCTTACGTCAACTTCGACGGCACCGACGCTTACATTAACTGCCTTGTCTGCTACGGCTGGGGCCAGGCTAAGAACGTTTCCAACGTGCTCATCAACCAACAGCCGATTTCCGTCTTTAGTAACTGCTCGTATCAGGTACGCCTGGGCACCAACAATCAGCCGCCTATCGATGGCTTTGACCGCACAACCAACGGATACCCGCAAGAGATTGAAATGCTCATCTCGAACGGCTCTATCGTGGTGCAGGGCACGGGCACTAACGTGCAGGGCCTCGACATCACCGTCAAGTTCCCCTCGGGCCTCTACCGCATCACCGGCGACGGCAACGATGTTCCGCTCAAGGTGATTTACAAGATTGAGGTATCGCCGCACAACACCAACACTTGGACATCTCCACTCTTCCCCAACAACACACAGACCGTTGCCACCACGCACAGCGACGGTTCGCAGACCTGGCCCAAGTGGGTTGTGGTGCCCACCGATCGCTTTGCTGGTTCAGGCATCGTCTACGCCAGTGACAATGGCACGCACACGCCCGGCGACCTGTGGAGCAACACGGAAACGGTGAGCACCATCAACGTGAACGGTTCCACTTCAAACACCTCCGCCACGTTCAAGGGTGAGTGGCAGCCGTGCGACCCCAACCTCAATCAAGCTCTGGTCACCAATTGGTGGCAGGGTTACCGCGTGGTTGAGAACTGCACTTTCTCCGCATTCTTTGACACCGTAAGCGTCTACGGCCTCACCGCCGGCCAATGGGACGTGCGCATCACAAAGACGGCGTGGGAGTGGGATAACAACCATTACATCTTCTACAGCGATGCAACCAGCTCACAAACCGTGTGCGATTGCTGGCTGTGGAATATCAATGAGATTTTCTGGTCGAACCTCTCTTACCCGAACATGATCCTCGTGGGCGTCAAGGCCCTGGCCACGTCTCAGCTCAACGGCGGAAGCATTCAGCTTATGGCCACCATCACCCATGACATTGGCGCGGATACCGTGATCCCCGCGCAGCTCTCCGCCTATGGGCATGACAACCCAGCCATCGTGGCTTATGACATGCTCACCAATCCGCTGTACGGCATGGGCATCGCCGCCAACATGATCGACGTTCCCGCGTTCGTTGCGTGGGCCGCATTCAACGATCAGATTGTGACCAATCAGGACGGCAGCCAGACGCGCCGGCATATCTTCTCGGGCACCTTTGATCAAGCAGGAGATGCGTGGCACGCGCTGGGCATCATCGGCGGCATGAGCCGCGCATCCATCATTCAGCTTGGAATGCGGTACAGCGTGATCCTCGACGCGCCCGGTGATCCGGTGCAGCTCTTCACCGTGGGCAACACCAAGAAAGACAGCTTCACCGAAGCATGGGTTGCGCTCGATGATCGTTGCACGCTGATCGAGGTTGACTTCGCAGACGCGGCCCGCAATTACCGCATGGACTTGCCCGTCTCCGTCATGACAGCGGCGGACATCAACAGCGGCTTGCAACCCAAGATCACGCGCACCAAACTCACCGGTTGCACAAGCCGCGACCAGGCCTGGCGCTGGGCGTACTTCCATTTGATGAGCACCAAGCTCACGCTCCGCACCATTCAATTCAGCGCGCCCGTTGAGGCCGTGTGTTGCTCACTTGGCTCTGTGATCGCAATGCCATCCGATGTTGTTCAATGGGCCGTGGGTGGCCGC